GGGAATAGCGGCGAGAAAAACCTTAACAAAGTTAGTGCGTATGCCCCGCTCTACAGTGGGGGATTGGGGGAGTTATGAGAGTAAAGAAAGTCAAGGTTTCGGACATTGCCGCAGATCCCGCTAATTTGCGGCTTCACGGCTCTCGGAATACTGAGGCTATCAAAGCTAGCTTGATGCGGTTCGGACAGCAGAAGCCCATAGTGGTAGACGCTGACGGCATAGTGAGGGCAGGCAACGGGACGCTTGCAGCAGCGATCGCTCTAGGGTGGCAGGAAATCGCCGTCACCGAGACTTCCCTCAAGGGCTCAGACGCCACGGCTTACGCTATTGCTGATAACCGCACTGCCGAACTAGCCGAATGGGATGACACGGCCCTGGTGGCCGCACTGGAAGCCCTGAACAGCGAGGACCAAGACCTGCTCGCCGCTGCGGGCTTTGAGGACTCCGAGCTTTCGGAAATGATAATCAAGGCGATGGCCGATGCTCCCGACACCGACGAAGCGGAGGGAGGCGAAGAAGAGAAGGAAACCCAAGACTGGATCAACTTTACGGTTCCGTTAAGTGCTGGGCAGGAACAGGTTGTCCGTCGTGTTCTAAAGCTTGGCAAGGCAGAGTTGGGTGTTACCTCGTCAGGTGAAGTTCTCAAAGGAATACTTGAGTCTTGGGAGTCAAACCTAGTATCCGGCAATAGGGAGTAAGGCAAATGGGCAGGTTTGGCAAAAAGAAAGAGCTCGAAAAGAATTGCGTCGATGCAGCACAGGAGAGGATCGAATACTGCTTCGACAACTTTGACAACGTTTTAGTCTCATTTTCTGGTGGCAAGGACTCAACGGCTTGCTTAAATCTTGCACTAGAAATAGCACGCTACAAGAAAAAGCTGCCGCTCAAGGTAATTACCTTTGATGAAGAAGCGATCCCACCGGAAACGGTTGAGTATCAGCAGCGTGTTTGCGAAATAGACGACATTGATTTCGATTGGTATTGCGTGCCGATTCAGCACCGGAATGCCTGCTCGTCTAAGCAGCAGCATTGGTATCCGTGGGCTCCCGAGGACAAGCATAAGTGGGTAAGGGATTTGCCTTCAACGGCCATCACGGAGTACAAAGGATTTAAGCGTGATGGAATCGTAGACCAAGTTCCAAGGCTGTTCCCTGGTACGCAAGGAACAGTTGCAAGCATTATGGGCATCCGAACTCAGGAGAGTATGACTCGTTACAGAACGATAGCTTCAAAGCGAGGGGAAAGGGCGTTTATGACTCCACACCCAAGCAAGTACATAATGAACTGCTATCCCATCTATGACTGGACTGCTGATGATGTATGGCTTGCACCTAAAGAGTTTGGCTGGGATTACAACCGAGCTTATGACGTAATGACAATGGCTGGGATGCCATTATCAATGCAGCGATGTTGCCCACCATACGGAGAGCAACCAATTCGTGGGCTTTGGAGATTTAAGACGTGCTGGCCTGAGCTTTGGGGCAAAATGGTAGATAGGGTTCACGGTGCTGCAACCGCAGCCAGGTATGCGAACTCTGGTATGTATGGATGCAGCATTAAAGATGATGACCTTCCAGAAGGCATGACATGGCAGCAGTACACGATGCAGACGCTTAGTCGCTTGCCAGATGGAGCAAAGAAAGAAGTCGCTGGCGTGTTAAAGCAGTGCCTTGGGATTCACAGCAGCCGATCAAAAAGACCAATGCCCGATGCCGATCCAGACCCTTTAAGCGGATTTTGCTGGAAAACACTTTCGATTGCTCCGAAAATTGGTGGTGACAAGTTCGGAAGGACTAGCCAAAAGCTAACTAGCAAGGGACTTCAAGAGAGAATGAAGCGAGGTATTTATGAGTAACCAAAAGCCAAAAATAGATCAACCGTTGTCGTATGTTGAGTGGGTGCAAAGAGACAGCATTCAACCGAACGACTATAATCCAAACGTACAGCCACCTCCTGAGCATCGCCTGCTTAAGGTAAGCATTATGGAAGATGGGTGGACGCAGCCTATTGTTATCTTTGATGACGGAAGCGGAGACAAGCCGACAATCGTTGATGGGGAGCATCGTTGGCGAGTCTCAAAAGACAAGGAAGTTAATGCGATTACCGGAGGTTTGGTTCCGGTCGTTCGTATCAAAAAAGACAGGGGACAGCGAATTATGTCAACCGTTCGGCACAACCGAGCGAGGGGAGAACACGCTATCCGATCCATGTCAGAGCTAGTGCGAGAGCTTTTAGAAGCCGGTAACGACAAGGAAAGCGTATGCTTTTTGCTTGGCATGGAGGACGAGGAAGTTGAGAGACTTGCGGAAAAGGCTGGCTTGCCGTTGCAGGTTAGTCGTGAACATACCTCATTTAATAAAGCATGGGAGCCACAATGAGATTGCTTAAACCGGGTGAGCAAGAGACCGTTAGCGGAGAGCTGCTTATTGCTGGAAAGAAAGATTGCGGGTCAGCCGTAGTCATTGACCGGCAAGGCGACTATAGGTTCGAAAAGGATAACGTGTCGCACTGGGGATACATTACAGAGGCGACAGGACTCATTACTGACGCCGGCATGTTTATGTTGCGTCCTGGTATGTACTTTTCTGTTCCTGGCAATATCGGCCTAAAAGAAGGTGCTGGTGTTGTTATAAGGCGAGAAGGCTATCGTTGTCTGATGAACATCGGTGGACCGACAGAAGATGCTGGCAGGCTTCGGTACATTGACGGGTGTACCGATACTTTGCTTATCGGTCCCCCAAAGCTAGGCGATCCTTGCTTGAACATGCTGCACTTTCCAAAGGGTATTCGGCAGACCATGCACACGCACCCATCATTACGATGCGGAACTGTAGTAAGCGGGTACGGTCGTGCGATTACACCAAGCGGTGAGTTACCTTTAACGCCTGGATCATGTTGGTTCCTAGACACAAACGGTCAGCATTGTTTCTACACAGATGACAATGAGCTGACTGTTATTGCTTGGCATCCTGATAGCGATACAGGACCAAACGATCACGATCACCCTATGTTGAACAAGACTATCGTAGATGGTGTTTCAGCAAGAGAAATTGATGAAATCCGCACTATGTCAGGAATCATTATCTAAGTCATGAAGCGAAGCGACATACAAATTGTCAACTCCGCAATTCAGCAACGATGGCCGATAGAGCCTGAGTGGAGAGAGGCTTGTATGCGTCAACTCATCAAGGCTAGCTTAGATCCTAGCCTGCCGATGCGTGTCAAGATACGAGCTATCGAGACCCTGATGAAAGCGGACCAAATAAATCAAGCCGAAGATGAGCGAGAAGATCAAGCTAACGAAAACAGAAACCGATTTTCTGCTATCGCTGAATCCCTCGGAATTATCGGTTCTGTTGAAAAACTTCCCGAAGCAGGATCGGATAGCGATAGAGAAGGAGCTAAAGACACTAAAGCCGACGACGAAGGATGATAGGGAAGCACAGCGACAGAGGATGGCGAAGAAGCGGGCTTCACACCGTGACCTAGCTATTCCAATACCGATAAATCCTGAGCGTAGACTGAAATGCTTAGGTGATCCAGTTCTTTTCCTGCAAACATACTTTCCGATTACCTTTGATCAACCGTTTACAAGCGATCGACAAGCGATGCTAGAAAGCATTGTCGATGCGGCAAGATATGGTGGCGATCATGCTATAGCTGGACCTAGGGGTGAAGGAAAAACAAGGCTCGCTATTTATGGTGCTTTGTATCTGATGATTACTGGGCTCTCGACATTCCCTATCGTTATCGGGAAGAGTAACTCTAAGTCACAAAACGAGTTAAAAACCATTAAAGAGCGTTTACAGCAAAACGAGATTTTGATTGCTGATTTCCCTGAGATTGGTGTGCCGTTTAAGGCTGTGGGTGGATGGTCGTCGCGAGCAAGGATGCAAACTGTTGCGGGAATGGTTACAAACATTGAAATAGCAGCAGATCACTTAATCTTCCCAACTATACCGATGCATCGTCTGCCTGCTGATTGGCCGCAAGAGTGTCGCACAGCGGCTTGTGGTCAAATCATTTCTTCAATCGGCATTGACGGTCCGATCAGGGGAACAAACTATAGAGACCGTAGACCTACACTTGCGATACTTGACGACATTGAATCAAGGGAATCAGCAGATAGCGAAACGCAAATTGAATCTAGTGAGCGTATTATCGAAAAAGATGTTGGTGGTCTTGGTGGGAGCGGGCGTCGCGTAAGTCGAGTCATGCTTTGCACTACACAAAACAGAAAGTGCATCGCTTATAAGTACACCGATCGTCGTCAAAAGCCATCTTGGAATGGCGTTCGATTTAAGAAAATGATTGCTCCTCCTGATAACGCAGATATGTGGCAGCAGTACATTGAGCTTCGCACTAATCGTGACGGCGATAAAGATCCTGATGCGAGAGAGGCGTTTCGGTTCTACAAAAAGAATCAAGCGATGATGGATGCGGGATGCGAGATTAGTAATCCGTATAGCTTTGACACCCGCTTGTCATCTGATGGCAATCCTATTGAGATCTCTGCCATACAGGCGTATTACAATCGTGTTGCTGACTTTGGTGCAGATGCAGTCGCTACAGAGGATGACAACGATCCACCCGAGCAAGTCGGACCGCAAGGAATTGGACTTACGTCAGCCGTTGTTACTAATCGTCTATCAGGGCTTGATCGAAATCAGTTGCCTGCAAATACAACATCCGTAACTGCTGCGATTGACCTCGGTAAATACCGTTGCCATTGGGTAATAACCGCTTGGTGGAAAGGGGCAGGAGGTTGCGTCGTAGATTACGGAGTTGCAGAAGTATATGGCACTGACAGTGATATTGATAACGAGGCGTCTGAACCGCAGATATATAAAGCGTTGTTGAATTGGCGTGACGAGCTTTTGCAGAAAGAGCTTGTTGACGCATCCGGTGTTCGTAGAAAAGTTGATTGCGTATTTGTTGACGCAGGCACATTTACTAATGCAGCATACAAATTTGTCAAAGATGTTGGATCGCCTTTTCACGCAGCGAAAGGTATTGGTAACTACAGGCAAAGAACAAAATCCACTGCGACTACTAGGGCTGGCGACAACATGCACGCGGAACTAATGCCGGCGTCTAATCTGTGGTTATTTGAGCTAAACACTGACTATTGGAAACAGTGGGTGCATGAGCGTTTCTTGTCCCCCACTTTTGACGGCGGAAACATGCTCCGAAAAGGATCATTGTCGTTATTTAACCTACCTGGGCATAAAAAGCATGTAAGCTTCGCACAACATATTGTCGCTGAGGAGTTAGTTACGGAGTTTAAAGAGGGCAAGGGGTCAAAAACCTATTGGATGGTAAACAACAAGAACAATCACTGGCTTGACGCAACCTATAACGCATCTGCGGCTGGTCGATTTACTGGTGTTCATCTGCTGTCTAACCAAAACTCTCCACAGATTTCACCAACGCCAATATCAGAAACGCGTTCACCGCGAAAAGCTGCTAAACGGCAGCATGGCACAAGGTTTAAGAGTCGCCCTGGAGGGTGGGTCAAAGGGATGAAATGAGCAGAGCCATGGCGAAAAAGCGACGTAAAGCCGTCAAACAGCAGTCAAAACCAAGAAGGTTCGTGCCTAGACCTTGCACAAGGTGTACTGTCTATCGACCACGGCAAGCTAATTACTCGTATGTGTATCACACGAGCGGAAAGGTGAGGTATTGCAAGTGCAAGTTTTGCGACAACACATGGACTCAAACCGTTTCTGCGGACCAAATTACCACAGGCGTGGTAAACAGGACTGATGGAGAGGTTGTTCATAGGGTCGTAAACCGTAAACATAAGCAGCATGGCAACAACAGCGTCCCTCCTGGCTCAAGTTGAAGCAGCGATTGAAGCCTTAGTAAATGGTGGTGCTTCATCGTACTCAATGAGCAATCGTAGCGTTACTAAGCTAGATTTAACTGAGCTTATGCAAACGCGAGATAAGCTAAGGGCTCAATTAGATCGTGAGACTAGGGGAGGTTTCTCGTTGGCTAAATTTCAAAGGCGAAGCCGATGATAGGAAAAGCTCTTGATAGCTTAATCGGTGCTTTATCGCCGCAGTGGGGAGTAAAGCGTACTAAAGCACGACAGCTTATGCGTGCTTATGCCGGTGCGGAGGCTAACCGACTTACAAATAACGCAAGACCAAGAAACCAAGCGGCAGATAGCGAGCTAATGGGACCATACGGGGCTGATGCTCTACGTGCGTGGTCAAGAAAGCTAGTTCGTGATAACGCGTATGCTTGGGGTGTCGTTGACACCATCGTAAGCAGCGTTGTCGGTTGTGGCATGACCGCACAGTCAATGCTGGAAACTGACGACGGCGTTGACGTAGAAGATATAAATTTCCTGCGTGATGATACTTGGGATCGATGGACAGACGTTTGCGACATTAACGGACAGTACACGTTTGTTGAAATGCAGCGTATGGCACAGCGAGAGATCGTTGAGGCTGGCGAGGTGCTGATACACATGGTAACAACTCCTAGCAAGGAGTTTCGAGGGATAAGCCGACCTGTGCCATTTGCTCTTGAGCTTGTTGAGGCTGACAGGCTCGCTGCCGACAAGGATACATACGCGATAGCTCGCGATGGCAACAAACGAATTGTAAGAGGCGTTGAGCTAGATGAGCTCGGTAAGCCACTTGCGTACTGGATCTATCCTGATCACCCGCAAGCACCGCAAGCATGGAATCGAGATCCAATAAGGGTTGAAGCAAAGAACGTGTTGCATCTGTTTCGGCGTGATCGCATAGGTCAGTCCCGAGGTGTGACTTGGTTTGCACCTGTTGTCTCATGGTTGCGGGATTTAGGCGTCTATGTAGAAAACGAACTGCAAGCATCAGCAGTCGCTTCATGCTTTGGTGTAGCGATCAAAACCGAAAGTTCGTTTCCAGGGCTGTCAGGAGAAAGCACAGAGTCCGACACAGTAGACGACAACGGTAACTCGCTTGAATACCTTGAGCCTGCGATGATTGCTCGCTTGCGTCCTGGCGAGTCAATAGAAAGTATTAACCCCGGCAGACCTAACAGTGCATCAGAACCGTGGATTAACCTTATGCTGCGTGGGATCGCAGTTGGCACAGGTCTAAGCTATGAGGTAGTTGCAAGGGATTACAGCAAAACTAGCTACAGCAGTAGTCGCACAAGTCAGCTTGAGGATCGAAGGCGATTTCGATGCTGGCAGATGTATCTTATTCAGCATCTTTGCAAGCCAGTAAGAGCAAGGTTTGCTGAGTCAGCAGCATTAGCAGGTGTGCAACACTTTCCCACAATGGCAGACCTATTAGCAGATCGACAAAGCTCTGATCCTGTTGAATGGCAAACACCTGAGTGGGAGTGGGTCGATCCGCAAAACGAGCAAAAAGCCTCGCAGGCGTCTATTGACGGATTGCAAAGCACCTATCAAACCGAGCTAGGATCACAGGGTCGTAACTGGCGACAAGTATTTCATCAGCGAGCGAAAGAGGAACGACTTAAAGATCAATTAGGTTTGACTACGATTGAAGAAAGAAAGATTGAGGCAAAGTCAGCAGCACCTATAGCACAGCCAGTCGAGCAACCAGAACTTCCAGAATCAGAGACAGAGGTGGAAGTTGAGCAAATATGATCATATTGACTTTGCACCACCGGCAGGCGTTCGCAAAGAAGCAGCAAAAGGACTCGAGTGGCGTCGCGAGCATAATCGCGGTGGAACAGCAGTTGGCGTTGCAAGAGCAAGAGATTTATCTAACGGTAAAAAGATAAGTCCTAGCACTGCCAAACGCATGTCAAGTTATTTTGCAAGACATGCAGTTGATTCAAAGGGCGAAGGATTTAAGCCAGGACAAAAAGGTTTTCCAAGTGCCGGCAGGATCGCTTGGGCGTTATGGGGAGGCGACCCAGGACAAGCGTGGGCTAATAAACTTGTTCGGCAGATAAAAGCGGCTGACGAGAAAGAGCGAGCCATAGAAAGCGAGGAATCAATGGCCAACAAACGCGGGAAAATAAAGCTAAGTCGGTATGACCGAATACCCGAGGAGCAAATGGTTATTCGCCTTGCGGCTATGCGTCAAGCTGATGCAGACAATCGCAAGATGGAAGTAGTTATAGCGACAGAAAACCCTGTTCAGCGTTACGACGATTCGCGTGACATTATCGTTCGCGAAGTGCTAGAAATGGACGGTATTGAATTTAGAGGCGAACGCAAACAGATGCCAATCGTTGACAGTCATGATCGCAGCACTGTTGCGAATGTGCTTGGCAGCGTTCGCCAAATGCGTGTCGAAGGTGATGAGCTTATTGGCGAGGCATCTTTTGCGAGCGATGAGAGAAGTCAAGAAGCGTACACAAAAGCGTCAGAAGGTCATCTAACCGACTTTAGCGTGACTGCTATCCCGCTCGAAAGCGTGTTTGTTGAGCGAGGACAAACCTATCAAACAAGTCGCGGAACCGCAGTAGAAGGACCGGCTAGTATTGTTACTAGCTGGATGCCGACTGATGCGAGCATCTGTGCAACTGGTGCAGACGAGCGTTCGGTAGTTCGTCGCAGTTACTTTAACCTTCCTAACCTTATTGAGAGGGACCAGGAAATGTCAGAAAGCTTACGTGGTTCACTTGTTGAGCTTGGGATGCCAGAAGAAATCGAAAACGCCGAGGAAATGCGTGAGTGGGTGACTAAAAACCTGCGGATGCAAGACGAGGATGAAGTCGAAAAAGCAGAGCATGACGAGGAAGTAGAAAAAGCAGAACACGATGACAAAGAAAAGACCGAACGCCCAGGTCATTATGACGAAGAGGAAGTCAAGAAGGCTGTCGATAAAGCGTTGCAATTAGAACGCAGTCGCCAGAGAGAAATCTTATCGTCATGCGAAAAATTAAAAATCGAGCGATCCTTTGCTGAGGAATTGGTCGAGAACAACGTATCCCTAGATGCCGCAAGGGAACAGATCATTAAGCGAGCGGCTAATAGTGCAATTGGTCAAACAGCCGAAAGCGAGCAAATGAACGTAAAAGTTACCGAAGCAGAATCAGACAAGTTTTACAACGCAGCTAAAGACGGATTGCTTTCGATGGCATATCAGTCGGCAGGCGTAGAGCGTCAGGTTGAGTCACCGTCTAAGGACTTTAAGGGACTTGGCTTGCGTCGCCTATCTGAAAAGTTCGTCGCTCGCATGGGTCTTAATATTGATCGCATGTCAGCACGCGACATTGCAATGGTAGCTATGGGGCATCCGAGCAGCTTAAATCGCTTTCGGATTCAGCGTGACGCTTATCACACTACAGGCAGTTTCTCAAATCTGTTGCTTGATGCTTCTAATAAAACGCTTTTAGCTGCTTATGACGAAGCAGAATATACTTGGAGCATTTGGTGTCGGCAGGCAGCTAGTGTACCTGACTTTAAGTCAATCAATCGCATCCGGTTTTCCGAGGTTGCTAACCCAGAAGTCGTTCCAGAAAACAGTGATTATCCTGAGTCGCCTATGAGCGACAGCAAAGAGTCATACAAGGTAGAAAAGTATGGCTCAATGTTTACAGTTACTTGGGAAACTGTTGTTAATGACGACCTTGATGCAATTAGCAGAATCCCTGCTATGGCAGGCAACTCTTGTAGGCGAAAGCAAAATGCTACCGTCTATGACGTATTAACTGCAAATGCAAATCTGGCAGATGGCGGAGCGTTATTTAACACGACTGCACAAACTACCACTGGCGGTCACGCGAACTTGGCTAGCAGCGGTGCTGCACTAAGCGTATCTAGCTTGAATGAAGCTTACGTAAGCATGATGACAAAGAAAGGTTTGGGGACAGGCAGTGATGCTATCCTAAACATTCAGCCTAACTTCTTGATCGTTCCATCAGCTCTTGCGGGAACGGCCTTACAGCTTCGCGGATCTATTGCTGATCCATCGGCAGGTGGTACAACAGCGGGCAACGCAAACACTTTGAACATTTATGGACCAAGTGGTGAGCGACCGTTGCGTGTGATTGTTGAGGGAGTCCTTGACGGCAACAGCTCAACAGCTTGGTATTTAGCGGCAGCACCACGTCAAATCGACACGGTTGAGCTTAGCTTTTTGCAAGGCGAAGAAGCACCTGTCCTGGAGAATGAGTGGGACTTTGACAAGGACTGCTACAAATACAAAGTGCGTCAAACGTTTGGCGTTGCTGCTATCGACTTCCGTGGACTCTATAAGAACCCAGGTGCTTAATTACAAACGTAGCACTAGCGAGAATCGTTTTTTTAACAAAGGAATTTAGACTATGCCTGGTTTACGAAATTTCATTCCGTTTGAGGACGACTTCCTTGGTAACGAGGACTTCGGCACGAGTGCGAGCGGCAAAGGTTGGGTAATTGCAGATACTTCTTCCGCAGGTACTCCGACCTACACGCGTGGCGGAATCGGTGGCGAAGCAACGCTTGCTTTTAGCAGTACGTCAGAGATCCAAAACGTCTGCCTTTACATGGGTGACGATTTGAATTTTGACATTGACAAGCTGATTCACATTGAGATGCGAGTTAAGATGGGGCAAGCTGCTGCTGATTCAGCAAGTAGCGTTGCGTTTGGTCTTGCATCTGCTCGCAACGACGCGATTGACTCAATCGCTGAGGCAGCATTGTTTCGTGTTATCGGTGCTGACGACACGACCGCAATTGTGGTTGAAACCGATGACGGAACGAACGATAACGATGACGTTTCGACGGGACAGTCTCTTTCTAACGTCTACAGGAGGTTTTTCATCGATTTCGCAGGAGGAAAATCTAACGTAGA